ATATAAAAGAAACATTATTCAATATTATTGATTTATATGTGAAGGATAATATTGTTAATATGAAATCATATAAGTTTGAAAAAGAAGTTTATGAATATATGAATATATTTATAGAAGAAAATACACTTTTTAACGATTTAATCAATTTAGGCGACTACCTTGACGAATGCGTTGACTATTATTTTAATTTTATACAAATACCTCGTCATTATCCCAATTACACTACTAAAAACATTGATACATTGGCAATTGAAAATAGAATAAAAATATTAAGAAATAAGCCACAGCCAGATCAAAGAACACCGGAATGGTATTTATTTCGGGGAGAACATTTAACAGCTAGTTCAGCTTGGAAGGCATTTGAATCGCAAAAAACACAAAATCAGCTGATTTACTCTAAATGTGCTCCGATTGACGTTGCTAAAAAATCTTCTGTTAATGTCAATTCAGCATGTCACCACGGTCATAAATATGAACCTCTTTCCACAATGATATATGAATTTGAAAACGACACTATTATAGAAGAATTTGGTTGTCTTGGCGACGACGATACCTCATACCTAGCAGCTTCACCCGACGGTATTAATGTAAAAAAAAATAATAAATTGTATGGACGATTGTTGGAAATAAAGAATCCAAAAAGTCGTGTTATTTCTGGTATACCTAAAATTGAATATTGGGTTCAAATGCAGTTTCAAATGCATGTTGCCAAGTTACATATTTGCGATTTTTTAGAAACGACATTCACAGAATATGAAAATGAAGAGGAATATTTAAACGATGGTGAATTTTCATTATCATCAGACAATAAACACAAGGGTGTGATTGTTTGTTTTAATGATAGCAACGGTCCGCTATATGAATATAGTCCAATAAACATTACAAAAAAAGAATTTAATAAATGGTATGACAATTTATTAAAAAAATATGAAAATATATCTTGGATTGAAAATATTTGGTGGAAAGTTAATGTATACTCTTGTGTAACTGTCTTATATAATAAAGAATGGTTTGATGCCGCCAAGCCATACTTTAAAAAAATATGGGATACAATCCAACAAGAAAAAAAAACGGGTTATGAACATAGAAAAGCAGTTAAAAGAACATCCACAAAAAAATATACATTGAGTAAAGAAGATGAATTTATTAAGCAAATTAACGCTTTAGCTAACGCAAGCTACGAAAAAAATAATAAAAAAGTAAAAGACATAAAAAAAGAATTGCCAAATATAATTCGAATAAGAACACAATCTTTTGATGAAACTAATGTGAACAATAATAATTAACCCTTAAACAGTTGGATTTAGGTGGTGCTGGAAAGGTTTCTGTATGAATTTTTTTTTCATATAGTCCACCACAAAAACTAGGTGGGATAGAAGAACCAATTACAAGGCGTTTCCCAATATCTTTTATTATTAGTTGCCTGTTTATAACTCCCCAGGGCAACATCCGGAAATAAAACTAATCCACTATTTGAATTATAATTTGAAAGACCAGATTTATTTTTTTTCTGTTTATAATCGCCATATAAAATACCTTTTGTTACAGAAATAGGATAATTACCAGGATTTACGTTTTTTGAAAAATATATTGATTTTGACATAAAACTTTCTTTTTTATTTTTAAAAACAATGAACATTATTCCTAAAAATCCAATAATTAATAAAAAGAAATTTAACATATTGTTTGACTTCATCTTATAATAATAATAAGATTTTATTTATATATTGTCATATTATAATTTTGTAAAACTTATAATATAATTCCGAGAATGATTTAAACTTTATTCTTGTATTAATTATACAAGAATGTCTGAGGATTATGTTTTAAAAAGAAACGGAGCAAAAGAATTTTTCTCTTTTGATAAAATTTTAAAGAGACTCAAAACTTTAGGAAATAAAGAATTGAAAATAAATTATACCGAGTTAGTTAAAAAAATAATTGACAGACTTTATGACGAGATTCCTACATCTGAAATTGACGAATTGACTGCCCAACAATGCGCTTCTCTAATAACCACGCATAATGATTACGGTGTTTTAGCGAGTAGAATATTGATTTCTAATCATCAAAAAAACACACCCTACACATTTGTAGAAGCTATTAATATGTTATATAGCTTCAAAGATATTCATGGAAACAGCCATCCGTTAATTTCCAAAAGTGTTTGGGAAACGACAAATAAATTTTCAGATAAATTGGAAAATATGATGGACTATGGGAGAGATTTTAATATTGATTTTTTTGGTTTTAAAACACTTGAACGCGCCTATTTAATGAGATTAAATTCTAAAATTATAGAACGACCACAGCATATGTGGATGCGTGTGTCAGTGGGTATCCATGGTTCCGACCTAGAAAAAGTGAAAACTACGTATGATTCAATGAGTATGAAATTTTTCACTCACGCAACACCTACTTTATTCAACGCGGGGACACCGCGTCCACAATTATCAAGTTGTTATTTGCTTTCTATGAAAGAAGACTCCATTGACGGTATATATGAAACGTTATCGGATTGTGCTAAAATATCCAAATGGGCTGGTGGTATTGGTTTGCATATTCATAATATCAGGGCTTCTGGGACACATATTAATGGAACAAATGGCACATCAAACGGTATTGTACCAATGCTGCGTGTTTATAATAATACGGCGCGTTACGTTGATCAGGGCGGTGGTAAACGCAATGGTAGTTTTGCTATTTATCTCGAGCCATGGCATAAAGATATATATGATTTTTTAGAAATGAAAAAAACACATGGCGATGAAGAAGCGCGTGCGAGGGATTTATTTTATGCTTTGTGGATACCCGATAAATTTATGGAACGAGTGAAGACCGGTGGTGACTGGACGTTAATGTGTCCAAACCAATGTCCTGGTTTATCGGACGCGTACGGTGAAGAATTTAACAGTTTATATGAAAAATATGAAAATGAAGGAAAGGGTAAAACCGTTAAAGCTCAGGATTTATGGTTTAAGATATTGGATTCGCAAATTGAAACAGGGACGCCCTATATGTTATATAAAGATGCGTGTAATAAGAAAAGCAATCAAAAAAATCTAGGAACAATTAAATCAAGTAATTTATGTACAGAAATCATTGAATACTCAGACAAAGATGAAAGCGCGGTTTGCAATTTAGCTAGTATTGGATTGTCAAAATTTATCAAAAAAAATAATTATAATTTTGACAACATTACTATTTACACAAAAACTACATGTGATTATTGTAAATTAGCCAAATCACATTTAAAAGATTTTGATGTTATCAAAACAATGAAATACCAGGAGATTAATATGGACGATGATATGTTGCGTCAACAAATGTATAAAACTTTAAATGAAAAATACTCTATTAATATTAATTCTGTTCCACAAATTATTATAGATGGAAAGCATATTGGTGGTTACCAAGAACTATTGGAATTTATACCGTATACAGTAGACCATGAAAAATTACATTCAATTACAAAAATAATTACTGACAATTTAAATAAAGTTATTGATGTTAACTTTTACCCCACTGAAAAAACCGAGCGTTCAAATTTACGACATAGACCAGTTGGAATAGGCGTTCAAGGATTGGCGGATTTATTTGCTTTAATGAAAATACCTTTTCATTCTGACAAAGCAATTAAAATTAATAAAGAAATATTCGAAACAATTTACCATGCGGCATTAGAAAAAAGTAATGAAATATCCAGTGAGAGATTAAAAGATATGACGCTTATTAAAAATATCATAGATGAAACGGGCATAGAATATTTTACAGAGAGCGATAAACCCCATGAAAAAATAAAATGTATTTCGTCTGATAATGTTAAAAACGTAGAAACATTAGACGTTTTAAATAAACTTATACAGAATAATAAACCCATTAAAGATGAAATAGACAGATTAAACGGCGAACACATGGGTTGTTATAGTACATTTAAAGGTAGTCCGACATCTGAAGGTATATTACAATTTGACATGTGGGATGTTTCACCTAGCGATAGATATGATTGGGAGCTTTTAAAAGAAAACATAAAAAAAACAGGCCTTCGTAACTCACTTTTAATAGCACCAATGCCAACAGCATCGACATCACAAATTCTAGGAAACAATGAATGTTTTGAACCCTTTACTAGTAATATTTATGTAAGGCGAACTATTGCTGGAGAATTTGTATTAGTCAATAAGCATTTAATGAAAGAATTGCTTCATTTGGATTTGTGGACAGAAGAAATTAAAAATCAAATTATTTTAAACAAGGGTTCTATTCAAAAAATAACAAAAATTCCAAAAATTCTTAGGGAAAGATTTAAAATAGTATGGGAAATACCTATGAAACATATATTAAATATGGCAAAAGACAGAGCTGCTTTTATTGATCAAAGTCAAAGCACAAATTTATGGATGGAAAACCCTACATATAAAAAATTAACCGCCATGCACTTTTACGCTCACTCGCTTGGCTTAAAAACAGGATTATATTATCTAAGAACAAAAGCTAAGGCTACGCCACAACAATTTACAATTGACCCAAATTTAAAAACGGTTGACGAAGATGACCATGAAGTATGTGAATCGTGTTCTGGATAAAAAAAAATATATTTTTAATATTTATTACATAGATATTCGATATTGAATATTTGAATAGAATATTCAATATCGATTATTTTTAATTACAATTTACATACATCATCATATACGCGTTTAAACTGGGGATTAACATTCATGATATCATATTCTTGTGTCATTTTGTAATAGCATCGAAAACACATTAATATATCTATTAACGCATTGTGTATATTTTTTGGACTAGTTTTAAATAGGTGGTCATGGAGTTGCGTTAGACGCGGAAATTTTGGAATGGGCTTTCCTGTATAATAACTGATCATAGTTAATTTACAAAGATCAGTGCCTTCTTTCATTGTACAATACTCTTTTTTTCTCATGCCTTTAATTGATTTACTAAATCCATTGCGCATTAACTCCACGTCAATAACTCTTTTGTCAAAATTGATATTATGGGCGATTAATGTAGTACACCCTTTTAGATCCTCTACAAATTTATACAATATGGGTTTCAACTCAACACCTTTTTCTCGCATAATTTTGGTTGTAATCCCGTGGATTTTAGATGTTTCGACAGGTATTTTAAACCCTTTTTTCAACTTGATAATATGATCATTTACAGATTTAATCTTATTATCACCGAAGTCATATACAATCCAACTTAGTTGAACGATATATGGATAATTTGCTACTTCTCTTCTAGATGGGAAAAGACCCGTTGTTTCAGTATCAAAAATTAACACTCTCATTTTATTTATAGTAATATCTATTAGAATAAGTAATAAAATATTTTCAATTTAATTAAGAACTGAATTGTGGAAGACTGTAACGAATTTTTTGATTTCCTTGGTCTGTATATTTTCTAATATTAAGACTTAATCTATGTTTGGATTTATTATATCCGCGCATTGTAAACGTAGTAACATCATCATTCTTTAATTTTGAAACTATATTTTGAATAGTTTCCAAATCTAAATAAAAGTATTCTGCGAAGTTAAAATACTGATAATGAATATCGTGATTCGACGGAACCGCGTTATTATTAAAATTTAATAAATTTCTTGTTTTTTTAAAATCTATTTCGTTTTTTTGTCCTAGTATTGCGCAATGGAAAGGAACTAATTTCTCATTTAAACGATGGTGATGAGAAAACCAATTAGAAGTAAGGAATTGACCATAAATTTCATTTTCGCCAAATCCTTTTGATAAAATAAAATATGTATTACAGACCTCCCATTTTTTTTTTACTGGTGACCAATACGCAAACACGTATTTAAAAGAATTTTCCATGATACGTGGTTATGTGTGATTAATGTGTTAGATAAAAATAATATCAATTTTATTCAAATTAAGTATTTTAAAGTTTATTATTAAGTATTTTTAAAATTTTAACTTTATTTAAATGATCACAGTGATTTTTTCCTTCCATAATTATAATTTTATATTTTAAATTTGGATACTTTAATTTTAACGCATCTTTTAACTCTTTACAATTATTTTCTATACATCTTTTTTCTTCACTTTTATCTGAAAAACAAA